GTTGTATTAAAATAATGTGTATTCTGCATTAACACATTATTTTAGGTTTTTTTATTCAATTTTTAACAATATTTTTTATTCATTTTTAACAATATTTTTTATTCATTTTTAACAATATTTTTATTCATTTTTAACAACATTTTATTCAATACTGTTTCTAATATAAAATGTATATGATTCATATTTTGTCGTTGGAAATCTTGGAATACCAGAATCAGTAAGTTCAAAGTATTTGATTTGAATTTGTTGCCCAATAAATTCATTTCCACGTTGGTAAAGTTCATTGCGTTCTTCCCTTGTACCCTTTGGTCTAACATTGAATTTATCACCATTTTCATTTATGCAAACCCATACAATCAAGTCTTTGTTAGAAGCAGTGTCTTGTTCTCTAGTAAAACCATTAATTTTATATTCAGAATCTACAAAATCTTTGAACTTTAAAAGGTCTTGTGATCTGGCCTTACAACGATATTTACCAGATACAGTTCTTACAATACTTCCCTCATAAGAGTCCTTAACAAAATCCAAATGCTGATCTTTGAGTTCATTTTCAGTAGATACACTACGAGTTTCTACAAAACGAATGTGTTGAAATGAATTCTTGTTAAAAAAAGTTTTTAGAAAATCTAAACGTTCAGTGTAAGTCTTTGTTTCATCAATATAATCGTAAACATGATATTCAATCTGTTCAAGTTTTTCATAATCAGATTCATCAAGTTTCTTTTTTCTAAGCATTCCAAGATGTTCAAAGATTCCTCCGTGTTGATACAATTCTCCATCAAGAATAACAATTTCTTTAATAGAAATCAATTCCTTGTATAAAGAAGTATGTTTAATAGCATCAAATGATTTACCTTGTCTTGAATTACAAGACTTGTTTTTGCTATTAAAAATCATTCTGTAACCATCAAGTTTGGGTTGAATGTATACAGGATACTTTATCTTGTGTTTGAATTTCTGAAAATCAGAGGCCAACATAGGAAAAATAACTTTTTCAGAAGTAGTATCCGAGTCACTTTCAGAACTAACGTTAGTAGGCTTCACAGCATTTTCAGAAAATTCTTGTTCAGTCTTTTTCTTCCATTTAGATTGAGCTTCAAGAATAGCTTGTTCAAAATGAGTTGTTTCATTTCGTTTGCCAATATTTTTTCCAGATGTAATCTTTTTTGTGCTTTTAGTCATTTTCCCGGATACATATCCGTATTCAATTTCGACAACAGAATGATCTCCATTATCAATTACAACAACATTCCATTCCTTTTGTTTTCCTTTAACATCACTACCAAATAATTTTGGGAAAGTGCGATTCATAGTAAATATTAATATTAAAAAAAAAAAATCAATTTCTTATGCGAGGCTTAGTAATTTTCTTTTACTCTCAATTTTACACGATATGTATAATTCAAAATTTAAATATAAAACATTTAAATTTTTCTTAACTAATAAATGCGTTGAATATTATTTATTTGCGCTTGGTAGATCTTTTCTTAGACTTGCGCTTGGTAGATCTTTTCTTGGATTTACGTTTAGGAGACTTTACCTTTTTAGATTTTCTCTTGGTAGATCTTTTCTTAGACTTGCGCTTGGTAGATCTTTTCTTGGATTTACGTTTAGGAGACTTTACCTTTTTAGATTTTCTCTTGGTAGAACGTTTCTTGGATTTTCTCTTGGTAGATCTTTTCTTGGATTTACGTTTAGGAGACTTTACCTTTTTAGATTTTCTCTTGGTAGATCTTTTCTTGGACTTGCGCTTGGTAGAACGTTTCTTGGACTTGCGCTTGGTAGAACGTTTCTTGGACTTTCTCTTGGTAGAACGTTTCTTGGATTTTCTCTTGGTAGAACGTTTCTTGGATTTACGTTTAGGAGACTTTACCTTTTTTGATTTTCTCTTGGTAGATCTTTTCTTGGATTTACGTTTAGGAGACTTTACCTTTTTCGACGATTTTTTCTTGAGAGAAGCTTTTATACATTTTTTATTCTTACTAAGACGTTTTCCAGGTGGGCAAATTTTACCTTTTGCAATATTGTATATTTCACCCTTTTTGCGCAATTTGTACTTAGCTTCAAGAAGCTCTGGTCTAACTGGAGACCGTCTGAGTTTAGCTTTAGCAGCTTGTATATCTTCTAAGAGACCACCTCCAAATAAATTGGAAATAAATTGTTCAATCATTTTTTATAATTATACGCAATATTTTATTTTTTTAAAATATTGTCATATTATTAATAATTAATAATATGGAAGATATTCTAAAACAACTAAAAACTGTAAAATCATACAAACAAATGTACGACGTTCCTTGGCGTACAATGATGGCTAATAAGGAACGAGTATCTTCTAAACTTGGTGGTAAGTTGCGCGTTGCTTTAATTTGTCATCCATGTTATGGATATGGTGATATTATTTTCGCTTTGAAAATGTATCATTTCATGAGACAATGGTATGGGTTAGACTGTACAATGATCACAACTAAACCATTACCTTTTATTAAAAATGGTTTAAAAAATATTTATTGTTTAAAGACTCCTGGTAGCAAAGCATATGTAGAATGTGAAAATTTAAAGACTATGAAAATATACAATATTGATCGCAAGGGAGACCCAACAACACGTGCTCATTTAAAATATCAGTTTGATTTAATTATGGTAACTCCATGGATTGGTACAGATTATGAACCAAATAAAAATATTGTCAAGAACTTCTTACCATATGCTAATCCATTTAATACCCTTTTATTTTCAGAATATAATGCACCAGATCTAAAAAAATACGATTTTCCAACTGGTATTGGTAAGGATTTATTTGGATTACTTGTTACACGATTTAAATTCGCAAAAACTGTAAAAATTAATCATCCATATCTTATGGTTCATTTAACAAGAGATGATCGTGTAGATGTTGGAAAATGTTTTGGTAATTTTATAAAACTAATGTGTAAAAAGTATCATAAACGACACAGCAAACTAGATGTGATTATTCCACCTCACGTTTTGGAAGATAAACATACACTAGAACGATTGTTTGCATATATTAAATCCAAAGGTTATTATAAAAATGTTTTAATTAAAACAAAAGACAGTAAACAAACAAAAACTGAACCTAGTACATTAACTCTTAGGTCAGACGTAACACCTTTACCATATGATAAATATACTGGTTTGTTTAAAAATTGTTTACCAGATGTGTTAATTACAGGTGATCAAAGTGTTACTGATATTATTAGTTGCTGCAAGAATTACAATATTTATTATCAAATTATGCCATGGAAAACATCTTTTGCAAAAAATCTAGCACAAGCATTAGGACAAGATTTTATTAGAAAAGCTTCTACTTCTTGTGGTTTAGAAAAGTTTTCTAGTAAACAACGTTCAAACATTGCAAATGTTGCAAAACGACACAACTTTACAAAATTAGGTAAACCAAAATTAGATGCTATACTAGCATTTGTTTTGCGATTACGTAAAGACAAGGACCTTAAACGCTTTACTGAAATTGTTATGGGATCTAGAAAACGCCAATCTGTTGTTAAAAAAATGAAGACTAAAAACTTACAAGTATAAAAAATAAATTAAAAACTTACAAGTATAAAAAAATGAAGACTAAAAACTTACAAGTATAAAAAAAATAAATTAAAAACTTACAAGTATAAAAAAAATAAACTATATCATCAATTCTAAACGATGTTTGTAAATATTATAAATAACTTTTTCAATTTTATAATAAGACTCAATAAGTATAAAAAATAAATTAATAACGTAATATTAATTTATATAGTAAAATTAATGGAATATATTATACTTATAGTTATAGTTGTATGTAGTTTATGTTTGTTTATTTTGTCTAGTATTGCAATCTTTTTTATAAGAAAAAAATTACAAGGTGATGCTAGTGCCACTCAAGGTGACAAAGTAAAAAAACAATCAAAACAATTACTTTGTACAATGATATCAGACAAATATACATGTACCGATCCAACAAATAAAAAAACCATAATAACACTTACCGAGGGACCTATTCTTAAAATAAGTTATTCAATTGAAAAAGATCCACCAGATACAGGTACTGATGTTAGAAAATACTACATAATTGCACCCTATGTTTTTATAGTAAACGCAGGAATTTCTCTCGCAACCAAAGAAATTACAGTTAATTCTCTTCAAGAATTACTTGCTTTATTTGACAAAATTGATAAACAATATATTTCAGAAAATACACTTCCAGATAAATGTCTAAATTTACCTGTTGATACTCGTAGCGAGAGTATGTATAGTACGACGTGTCTGTTTTTCTCATTAAAACAGATTGAAGCAATCGAAGGAATCATTAGAAAATCAATGTTTCCTTTTATACAAGAATCCATTTTAAATGAGTATTTTAATTTAATTAATAAAAAAATTGCTGAAAATCCGACGTTAACTATTTTAGAATATGTAATGTATATAGCACTTTTGAATCGTACATCAAAATTTGAATATTACACAACATGCAAGTTAGATAATACATCCACTAATTGTTAAATTACTTTTTGTAATTAAACGCAATTTATATCAACAAAAACAAACCACTTGAACAACTTAATAATATTAATGAAATGATTACTAATACTATTACCATCAACATTTTTTTTTTTTGTTCAGGGATTGCAGACGAGGTTGCAGGGGTTTCAGATGAGGTTGCAGGGGTTGCAAATGTTGTAGGTGGTGGTGGTGTTCCAGCAGGTGGTGGTGTTCCAGCGGGTGGAGGTGGTGGTGTTCCAGCAGCTTTTGCCTGAAGATCTTTAGCACAGTCGTTTTGTTGTTGTATACTTGAGTCGGTGATTTGACTTCCTACAACATTGAGAGTATTTGCACAACATGTTATATTCATAGGTGTTTGATTTTGACTAATAGGAGCAGCATCTGAAGGCCACTGTTCTGTAAATACTGGTTTATTTTTATCATATTCATATATTTGATTGTTAACAACATCATCAGTTTTTTTACATAAAAAATTTCCATGTCTACCATGGCACCAACCCCACTGTTTTGCCCAATAATTTTCACCATCATAACCTTTTTCATTAGCTTTTGTATGACACCAGTCATGTGCATCATTCCATTTTTCACCCCACCAACAAGTTCCATCTGTCTCATTTGCCCAAAATTGGTTATTTTTCCCATCGTATTTCTTAAAATTGCTATACGCCCCTGTTTTTGAGGTCCACTCAGCAAGTTTTTTCTCAAATTCTGTTTTTGCCGTATTATACGTTGACCTTTTATTTACTACATCTAATGATCTTTTATTATAATCATCGACTAAAGCTTGATTTGCTTTTTGTTGAGCTTTCATCAATGCTATACTATCTTCACATGCTTTCAATGCTCGTTTAGCATCCTCAGCTGACATCTTATCTTAAATATTATAAATAAAAGATTTTTTAACAATTCTTTTTTTTATTTATAACTAATAAACAAATAAACAATATGGATAATAAAACTATTTTCTATTTATCTATTGGTGCTATTATATTGTATGTTTTCTTTTTTGGATACAAGAAAGAATCAATGACAAACATATCTGAAGAAAATCAAAAAGTCGTCGATGCTTTATTCGATTATATTACTCCAGAAACCACTTTTTCAGATTACATAAACTTTCTTACTTCTATAAAAAATACAAATTTAAATATCATTGACAATGAAGTGTTCTCCTCATTTAAAGCTTTAAAAAAGAAAGATTTACTTACCAAAGAAGACATAATCTCAGAAATGAAATTGACCTAATAAATTGAAAACAACACAAAAGTTAAGACAAGTATAAAAAATAAATTAATGTAAATTTATTTAATATCGATTTATATAAAAATTTACATTAATTTATATAGTATTAATTTATATAGTATTAATTTATATAGTATTAATTTATATAGTATATTAATTTATATAGTATAGTAATGGAATACAATATACAAACTAGAAAACGTTTATATAAAAAGATTACTGAAGGATTAGATAAAACTGGTAGAGGAGCTTTACAAATTGTAAAGGATAAATTACTAGGTCGTGGGTATCAGGGTACAGTTTATAGTTATTGTGATAAAAAAACGTGTGTAGCAGTAAAAAAAATGTATCTTGAAAATCGCCAAGTAAGATTTTTAAAAAAACCTTTTAGTCACAATGCTTTAAAATATGAAAATTTTATAGAACTTGCTGTTATGCGAATGACAAATGAACTTGTATTGCAAAAAATATCACCTCATTTTATTTTACATTATAAATCCACTTTTAAAAAACGTGAAGAAGGAGCTTGTACTGACCAATATCTTTATTCAAGTAAATATTACAATGAGTTAATCAGTGGTTCTGAAACATTTACACAGTGGGTGAAGAACAAGCACGATATTGATACATGGTATAATGCTTATTTTCAAATTACAACAGCTATTTATTGTTTACAATCATATTTTAATTTAACACATCTTGATTTACATTCTGATAATATCCTTGTAAAACGTGTAAAACCAGGTGGTGTATGGAAATATAAAATAAACGATAAAAATTATTACGTACCTAATTATGGATATATATTTTATATAAACGATTTTGGTCACGCTTGGATTCCCGATAGTTTACAAAGTTGGATTGTTCGAAAAAAATACAAAGGAAAAAATAAGAAAATCTATCGAAATTTCGATATTATGCGTTTGTTTCAATCTACATTAGATTTTTCAACAAGTCCAGCTAGTTTTAAACTAACTATAAGAAACATTATAAATGATTTAGGAAACGATAAAAATTTTATTCATATAATAGAAAGTATATGGAATTCTTACAATAAAAAACCTAAAGGAAAAATTATTGAAAGTTATGATTTAGATAAATCTATAGATACCAAAAAACTACCAAATGAATTAAAACACCTCGTATTAAGATAATTTAATTGAAAATGAGTTTGTATATAATTTACTCTCTATTATACCCAAATGTTTTATAAAATACTGATCAAAATCTATTTCATGTCCTTGTGTCCTTGTTTGTGTCCTTGTTTGTGTCCTTGTTTGTGTCATTGTGTCCTTGTTATTCTACATGATATATTTGAAAGCATTTTGATATACCACTGAAAACAATTGTTAAACAATTGATCAAAAACATTCAAATGAATTCATAAAATTTATATCAGAAACCAACCGAAACTATGATTCAATCGTCTAATTTCTGTATAAAGTCGGACAAACATTGCTGGCAGCGCTTGTTTATATTATTTATATTAGAAATTACTTTATCTAATCGTGTAGTTTTTATATTATTTGCTAAAGATTCTCCCAAAAATCTATGAGTAATTTGATAATATCCTAAACATTTTTTTATCAACAATGATACTAAAAAGTTCATTTTAAATTATCAAATCATGTTTTTATTCAATTTTTAAAAATTGAATAAAAAATACTTTTTACTAAAAATCAAATGAATTCGCTAAACAATCTTAATATGGGTTATTGTTGTATTAATACACGGTTAAGAGATCTTGGTATATTCACGTCACGCACTTGTCGCTTAGAAACTGTACATCAAAATGGAATTGATTATATATATGCTTTGGCACATCAAAACATTGATGATTTATCTGCTATTTTTAGATGGAATTTTAACAATAACATATTTCTATATAGAATGTCAAGTGAAATGTTCCCGTTTGCTAGTCATCCAGATTACTTTAAAGAATATGATTTTGAACAATTTCGTACAAAATTATATAATTTAGGTATTCTAGCAAAACATTATCGTCAAACATTGACTTTTCATCCTGGTCAATACAATCAATTAACATCACATAGACCAGATGTTGTAGATAAAAGTATTATTGATATTGATATTCATTCAAAAATTTTGGATATGATGGGATGTGATAATAATAGTGTTATTGTTATACACGGTGGTTCTAAACACGATGGTAAAGATATAGCTTTGGCTAGATTCAAAGATAATTTCAAAATGTTGTCTGAAAGTTCAAGAAATCGATTAGTTCTTGAAAATTGTGAAATGGCTTATTCTATAGAAGATTTATTACCAATTTCACAAGAATTACGAGTACCAATAGTAATTGATTATCATCATCATAACATCAATCCAGGTACTATAAAAACAACAACTGAATTAATTGATATTACAAATCAAGTTTTACAAATATGGGGAAATAGAAATATTACACCACTCTTCCATTTGTCAGAATCAAGACGAGGAGTTACTATAAATGATTCTATTACAACTCGAAGAGCACATTCTGATTATGTTGAAGTTTTACCAGAAGCACTTTTACATACAATTCAAACACATAAAATTAATTTAGATATTGAAGCTAAAATGAAAGAAAAAGCTGTTATTCGTATTTTTCAAAAATATAATATATATTAATAAAATATGTATTATGGGAAATCCATTAAATTACGACATATATGATTATAAAAAAGTTATAGAACGTGGGTTATCTTGTGGTGATTTGTTTGTTGAAAAAATAATGGAAAAAGATAAACCTATATATTGTATTTTTTCAACTACTTGCGACTATACATTTTGGAAAGAAGATCCAGCAGGAAATATAACTTTATCTTTAAAAATTGACAAAAAATCACATATTTTACGATATATTACTGGCTCAATAACTCGAATAGGAAAAATAATGTACGATTCAACAATTAAAGATATAGCACTAATTGATTATTTAAATACAATTAATATGTAATAATAAAAACTTCTAAATTATTTTATAATTTTAATTATGAATTTTGTAAACAATTCTGAGAATGATAGATTTATAAATTATATAGACCATTTTAATAAATTCAGAGGGTTAACTTTAGGTGAGCTTTATTATTTTTTACATGAGAATTTTGGAGATTATATAGAATACTCTTCATTTGTTGTTTATATTAAATCAACACGATCTATGCACATACCAAGGTGTATCTTTTCTAGAAAGAGTAATAATTTATGTATACTACCAATTATAATAATTGATGATTACAGCTCTCATTATAATATATTAATAATTGATAATATACGTAATATAGTTGAGCGTTTTGAACCATCTGATTCCAGTTATGACAAAGATTTAAATAAATTATTAAAAATGGCTTTTTACGACAACAAATACAATTATATACACACAAAGCATATTGGTCCACAATTTATGGAAATACATGAAGTTGGTATAACAATGAATTGTGGTTTTTGGATTTTATTATATGTACAAGATAGATTAAAGGATATTTCATGTAAACAAAAATATTTTCTATTAAAGTGGATGGATAAAATTAAAGAAAATGGATTTCACAATTGGATTTCTGAATATAAACGATATGTATTAGATACATGTTGTAAAAACAAAACATTCACTGAACAATATATATATGACCGTATTTATAATAGACAACCATTGGATTATTATGATTACAAGTTAAAAGAATGTTAAAAGAATGTTAAAAGAATGTTAAAAGAATGTATTATATTAATACAGTATTTGCAAACAATTATAAAAAATTATTATATGTAATATTAATATAATGAGTTTTACAAAGAATAAATACGATGCGTGTTTTATGAAAGAATACGCACAAAGTAATAGAAGTATATACGATTACGTAGTTGACAATTCAAGATTTATTAATAAAAATGAATGTAATAACTATACTGCTCCATTTTTAACTTATATCCCATCTGGTGTTCCAAAGATGAATGTTGATATTGAAAACGAGTTGAAAGGAATGACTAAACCAATAACAAAATGTTCTGAATGTAAATATAAACCAGAAGACGAATCTCTATCACAATCTTATGGATTTGATAAAAAAATGATTAATGTTTATCCTAATAATAAAGGAGAATGTTCACGTAATTTTAACATTTTACCTGACGGATATTTGCAACGCAAATAGAAAATAAGATATTTTCGGAAAAATAAAAAATATTTTCGGAAAAATAAAAAAAAACTGAATATATTTTTATAAAAATGAAAATTTAATTATGCTTGGATTATGTTGTAAAGAAGATCATATTTTTAATATTTCTTCTTTACAACTAATGGATGAATACTCCATTTTATCTAATAATAATTCATTATGGCTAAACGCATATTTGAAAAATATGCGATATAAGCAACAAACGTGCGGGTTTTGTTATAATAAGATTATTCAAAAGAACTGCAGTCTTGTAAACAATATGATTATTATCTTGTCTTGTAAACACATTTTCCATTTAAATTGTTTTATAAAATATTCAAAATGGAATTATATTAAAAATATAAACGATAAAAATATAAACGATAGAAATATAAACGATAGAAATATAAACGATAGAAATATAAACGATAAAAATAAAAACGATAAAAATATAAACGATAAACATCAATATCAACGTCAACACTGTATTATTTGTCAAAAAGAAACACCTAATTATTTATCTATTTTTACATTATACAAAAATTTACTTGAAAATATAAAAAAAGAACAAAAAACATTTATAAAAAATATGATTATATGATATGTTGTAAAAAAATGAATTATTTTTACAACATATCATATAATAATGTATGAACAAGACGAATGTATTTTTTGCTTTGAAATTTTTTCGCCAAAAAATAAAGATGACACAAGTTTTGATAGAGATGACATAACATCATATGAAAACTATATAAATACAATATTAAAAAATACGTTGATGTTAAAATGCCAACACACTTTTCATACGGGTTGTTTTATAAAATATATCAAGGTTAAATATGCATCTTGGATAAAAACACGAAGTGTAGATGATACTAGTATATTTTACGTATCTTGTCCTTTTTGTAGAACTTTTGTTAAAAACCATGAATTACTAGAAATATTAGATCATTTAACTCCTATAAAACAAATTACAGGATGTATAAGTAATATACTTGTAAAACTTAAATTTCAAATGGGTTTACTAAAATTCTCATTTTTTTGTAGAAAATTATTAAACTTGCAAGTAACTACTACTTATCTTAAAATGACAGAAATATATGAAAATTGGGAATTCTTGGATACAAAAATACAAGTTATAACTAAAAATACAAGTTGTTTATACAAACGTCTTTTAAAAAATAAAGAATATGATTTTATATTACACGACGTTAATTTGTTGTAAAATAATTTATATATTAGGTTGATTTAAATTTTTAATTTTAATTTGTAATTTTAATAATGAGTAGAGAATTATATACGTTTTACTATTATGTAAACACTACAGATAACAGGAATACGGAAATATTCAGAAGAGTATTTGGTAATCGCTTGAAAAATATATCTGATTTTGGATCATCTAAAAAATTTATAAAAGAACTCTATGTATCTAACCATTATGAGTTTATTTTGTTTAAAAATACATACATTGATTATTTTCGAAATCGAATGGGTAGAACTTTAATCTAAATAATATACAAAATACACGGTCAATCTAAGCGTCAATTTCATTATAATAAATCAATTTAAAAATAATAAACTTTATATTTTTAAATATAACAATGGGAATGTATTATTCAGAAGACAGAAGATATTGTACATCAACACTTGATTATCCACCAAGTACTTATTTAACACTAAAGGGTATTAAAGATAGAGATGCTGCAATTATCATTCAAAGATGGTGGAGACGTGTTAAACCACAAAGCGATAGCGACAGTGACAGTGACAGCGAGTCTTATATTACAGATGTAGATGCAAAAACCCCGATAAGTACTAATGTAAATTATTTAGTAGGAATAACAGGAATCACAATAGGTATTGTCATGTATCTATTACATTAACGTCGAAGAGTTACGTTACGAAGAGTTACGAGTTACGTTATATTTATCCATAATATTCGCATTCGCAAGCAGAACTATCTATACTAGTAGATTTCCAATTTCCTGACCACTTTGGTTGAAAGTTAGGTAAAAATTTTTTACACATTATTGGACAAGAACTTTTTGCGTCTTTTTCATTCCAAATAAAACAAGATTTATCATTTAAATGAGATCCAACTGGACAACCCACATATTCTTTTTTAAATTTTCCTTTAAATGCACACTCGCAAGACACATCATTGTCTAATCTACTCCATTCTCCTGTAAATTCAGGGTTTTGTTCAGCAAATTTTACTTTACATTGTTTTTGACATTTTGAACGTACATCTATATGATTCCAAGCTTTACAATCTTTACACGTAACAAAATTTTTTACATCTTTTATGTTCTCAAGATTTTCACGTTTTGATAATACGAACACAAATATTAATACGACAATTAAAAACAAAAATGTATTATTCATTATTATATATATTAATATAATATAAAAAAAATGCACATATATTTTATGTTAATTTTATGTTGTTGATTTATTTTAAACACCATAGTTTTATAGTTTTATAGTTTAATTAAGTGATGATCTACAGCAATCTAAATTTTTATTAAAACATTTAAGATTTGTAACTTTAGGATATTCTATATTTTTATATGCAGCTATAGTCCAAGGTGGTGGAAAATGCGTTGATTCTGATAAATAAAAATAAGGATTTGGTGCTTCACATAGATTAGTTGATATACCTACACAATCATATGATTTACTTGGATCTGTTTTAGATTGTTCTCTTTTGTAGAATCCTTTACTTTTATCATCATCTTGTTTTTCAAATACTTCAGCAAGTACGCGTTTTTGTATTGCTTCATTTACCTTATCGTCACAAGAACCTCTAAAAGTTCCAGTCTTTGGCATATACTCTTTGAATTTATCATTAATATTGCCAAGAAATTGCAAATATTTTTGTTTGTTAGGGTCAAGTCCTGATACAACTATATACTCTGGAACTTTTTTGTCATTTAATGTTTTTTTACCTGTATATTTTAAATTGTATCCGTCATCATTGTAATCTAATGTAAATTTGGGATCGTTTGCATTTACAAATTTTTCAACATTTAATTGTTTAAAGAAAAACATATATAAAAGGATTATTATTACTAATAATGTGTACATAACTTATATTAAGATTATAAAAAAATAATTCGACTAGGGTATTAATTGATTTTTTGATAATTATTTGTATTTTTTTTTCATTCGTTATATTATAAATGAAATTATTTAAAAGTCCAGAAAAAAAGTTTGTGGAAGGTAAGTTTAAACGCTCACCTAAACCTAAAATTCCATCTCCGGAAAATAAAAATTTTAATAAATTAGCAAAAACCAAACCTGACAATCATTCAAGATGTACTTATATAGACCCAAGCACTGAAAAACGATGCGCCCTTAAATTAGGGTTATATCCGCAATATTGTGAACTTCACACTATGCTTATCGAAAATTTATACATTTCAAAATCTAATATTAAAGCTGCTGGTAATGGATTATATGCTGGACCATATGGATTTAAAACTGGTGAAGTTATTGGTGTATATAGTTACCCATGGAATAAAGTAAGTTTAGGTAAATTAGAAAAAAGGTGCAAGGATGATAACTGTTGGAGTTATATTTTTTGCGATGAAGGACAAAGTAGTAAAACAAAATGTTGGGATGGTTTAGATATTAGAAGTACTATTATTAGAAATATCAATGATGCACATAATTCTAAATTTAAAAACAATGCCTATTTTGATATTAAAAAGGGGAAGGTTTATGCAATTGCATCAAGGACAATTAAACCTCATCGTGAAATTTTTATTGATTACGGAGAAAATTATTGGTAATATTTTTACTGACAAGGGTGAAAAAATGTTTTTAATTTATTAATAATAATTATTAATGCAATCCGATTATAAAAAAATTAAGGATGATTACGATAATCTTCAAGTAGAATATTCCGCATTAAAAATAGTTAGAGATGAATTGAAAAAAGAATATGATACATTGGTTTCAGAGCACGAAACTTTAAAAACTGATTATAGTGAAAATGTAATTATACAAAGTATGAATGATATGAAAATCAAATACGAAAGACTTTTACAAACATCTGTACCTAATCATAAATATACTTTATTGTATGAAAAATATGTTAAAATGGTTAAATATATTACAACAAGTTCTGTTTTATTAGATCGTACGAGTATTCTCGTTCATCAAGTTGACAAATACATTTACACAAATGATACAAGACAAACTATTAATAAGATTGAATCTGGTATAAATATAACAAGAGATATTTTAGAAGATTGTATTGAAAATATAAAATAAATCCATAAAAAATAAATCCATAAAAAATAAATCCATAAAAAATAAATCCATAAAAAACGAATCCATAAAAAACGAATCCATAAAAAACGAATCCATAAAAAACGAATCCATAAAAAACGAATCCATAAAAAACGAATCCATAAAAAACG